AGAACTCGTACTATAACAAAAATAGATAAGGTATTAGAGTTTTCAGTCGTGAATTTCCCTGCTTATGCTGAAACCTCAGTAGAGGCTAGAAGTGAAATGAAAGAAGCAGAAATACGACAGCAACAAATCAATCAAGCAAAAATTAATTTAAATAAACTATTCATTAAGGAGATTAGATAATTATGTTTAATACAGTACAAGAAGCATTTAACCATTATAGAAATGCATCATTAGAAGAAATTGAAACAAGAGCAGCACAAATTAAAGGGACAATTGACAAAGATCCTAATGCAGATGTGACTAAACTTAATATTGAGATTGAAGGCTTAAATCAAGCTAAACAAAATATTCAAGATAAATCACAACCAACTAAAGATGATACTGAACAACGTTCATTTAATCCAATTACTAATATGAACTTCACACGACAAAATGAAGTACCTAAAGAAAATATCTTTGGCTCAAATGAATATCGTTCAGCGTTCTTCAAAACAATGTTAGGACAAAAACTTTCAGATGTAGAACAACGTACATTTAATAGAGCAATGGAACAACAAGACATCGAACATCGTGCAGATAGCTTTGCTTCATCAAGTAATTCAAGTGCAGTATTACCTGAACAAACTTTAAACGAAGTAATTAAAAAGGCACGTACTCAAGGTGGACTGATTGCTCATGTGAGAAACTTCAATATGCCTACTAAGATTCGTATTCCAATTGGTACACCAACAGACCGAGCAATGTGGCATACGGAAGGTGAATATGTAGAAGCAGAAAAGCCTGATACAGCATTTGTACAATTCGAAGGCAATGAAATCTTAAAAGTATTCTCAATCTCAGTTAAAGCTAAAACAATGAGTATCTCAGCATTTGAAAGTTACTTAGTAGAAGAACTAACTAATGCAGTAGTAGAAACTATTGATTACGCATTAATTAATGGCACAGGCGTAAATCAAGGTGAAGGAATCTTAACAGGTATCACATGGAACGCTGCAAACTCATTTGACATGACAGGTGCTTATACTGACTTTGCTAAAGCATTAGCATTATTGAAACGTGGCTACTCAGCTAATTCTAAATTCGCTATGAGTAACGCAACATTATATAACACAGTTTATAGTGTCATGGATAATAACAATCGTCCTATCTTTATCACAGACGCACAAAATGAAACAGTTGGCCATATCTTAGGTAAAGAGGTAATCATTGATGACAATATCGAAGATGGCACTATCATCTTAGGTGACTTCAACTATATGGGCTATAACTTACCTGAGGGCGTTATGCTTGAGCAATCAAGAGAATCATCATTCAGAAGTGGCTTAGTAGATTATAGAGCTATGGCTATTGCAGATACACGTGTGTTAGTCGATGAGGCATTCGTGAAGTTATCTACTACATCAGCTGAAGCATAAACGATATAGAGCAATGAGGACATCAGTAAGTAGCTGGTGTCCTTTTATTAAATATAAGGAAGTGAGTATATGAACAAAACGATTATTAGTTTAGAAGAAGGTCGTGAAGCATTACGAGTTGACGGTGATTTTAATGATGATATTATCGAGCCACTTATCGAAGCCATACCAAACTATTTATATATTACAACTGGTCGCACATGGCTTGATGATAATGTACCATTGGCACAAACAACAGCTAAATTTATCTTACAACTGTGGTTTGATCCACAAACACAAGATTCTGAACGTTTAAAACGCACAATTGACGGTTTATTGATGTCACTTAAAGCATTAGGGCTGAATTATAATGACTAGAAGTATTTCACGTTCATTTTATAGGTCGAACAGGTGGAAGAAGTGCAGAAACGCTTATATGCAATCACAAAACTATATATGTGAACGTTGTGGCAATTTAGCAGACATTTGTCACCATAAAATATGGCTCAATGAATCAAATGTAGATGATCCAATGATGACGTATAACTGGGATAACTTAGAAGCGTTATGCATAGATTGTCACAATAAAGAACATTTCGGAAGTAAGTCAATTGACGATGAATTGATGTTTGATGATAATGGAAATATTATAAAAAAATAATAGAATAATTAATAAATTTAATATCCCCCACATACAACGGAGTGATAGGCTTTCGGCGATACCGGTGCTGGACTTAACTTTTCCTCCATTCGAGATTTTAAAAATTTAGGGGTAAGATAATCAAATTAAGAAGGTGAATTTATGAATAAAAAAAGTATTTCAATTAATTTAGAACAACTTAAAAAAGAGATTGATAAAGAAGAAATGAAAAATAAATCAGTCGCTTATGACTTGCTGGAAGAACTAGCATTTATGAAAGAAACCATGAATGAACTCAAGAAAACAGTAAGACAAGAAGGGGCAACCTATGTATTTACACAGGGCGAACAATCATATCTAAAAGAAAATCCTGCCATGAAGTCATATAATACGACAGTTACAAAATACAATGCGACACTCAAACAACTTTTATCTCTTATCCCTCAGCAAGTTGAAGAATCAGACGCATTTATGGACTTTGTGAAAAATGCCTAATTACATCTTAGAATACTGGCAAGAGATGAAAGAGGGGCGTGTGACTGTATCAAAGCGTATCTATAAGCAGTATGAGAAACTCATTGAAGATATGAACTACCACCCTAGATATGTATATGATGAAAGAAAGGCAGAGCGACCTATTCAATTTATAGAATCATTCTGCAGACACTCCAAAGGTGAACTAGCTGGCAAGCCATTAAAACTAGCATTGTTTCAAAAGGCTTATATATCGGCTCTATTTGGCTTTATAGATAAAGAAACAGGTCACAGACGCTATACTGAATCATTTTTCTTTGTAGGTCGTAAGAATGGTAAAACGACTATGTTATCAGCAATCGCTTTATATATGATGATTGCAGACGGGGAAAGTGGGGCAGAAGTTTATTCTGTGGCTAGTAAAAAGGATCAAGCAAATATCTTATTCGACCAATCACATGAGATGATTTTGCAAAGTCCTGATTTAAATAGAAATATCCGTAAGCGTAAAGCTGATTTATATTTTCCACATAACTTTAGCAAAATGCAATCACTAGGCAAGAACTCTAATTCATTAGACGGTTTAAACGCTCATTTAGTTGTGATTGATGAACTACACTCCATTCAAGATAGAAACCTTTACGAAGTAATGAAACAATCACAGTCAGCACGTACACAACCATTACTCATCATGATAACAACAGCTGGAACACATAGGGGAACAATCTTTGATGATTTATATGAATATGCGTGTAATGTAGTAGACGGTAACTTTAAAGATGATAACTTTTTACCAATTATGTATGAGTTAGACGCTAAAGAAGAATATAAAAACCCTGAGTGTTGGCAAAAAGCTAATCCTTCACTTCATATATCTAAAAAGGTTGAGGACTTAGAGCGTAAAGTATCACGTGCAAAGAATAATCCTAATGACTTAACAGGAATACTTACAAAAGATTTCAATATACGTGAAACGACTAATAAAGCATGGCTCACATTTGAAGATATTAATAACACTGATACATTCGACATTACAGAATTTAAAGGCACATATGCGATAGGTGGGGCAGATTTAAGTATTACAACTGACCTAAGTTGTGCCACATTGTTATTCTTAGATCCACAAACTGAGCAGCGATACATTCATCAAATGTACTGGCTACCTGAGGACAATTTGCGTAAGCGTGTAGAAGAGGACAAAATACCTTATGACAAATGGCACGAACAGGGGCTATTACGCTTATGTAGTGGGAATACGATTGATTATAGCGACATTACAGAATGGTTTAAAGAAATGGTGAATGAGTGTGATATAACGCCACTATGGATATATTATGATAACTATTCAGCAAGATACTGGGTAGATGAAATGGAAGCACATGGATTTAAAATGATTAGAACACCACAGGGGGCTAAGACGCTTAGCTTACCAATGCAGAATATGGGGGCAGACTTGCAAAAGAAAAAGATTAATTATAATAATCACCCTATATTAAAATGGTGCTTAACGAATACAGGCATTGAAACAGACAGAAACGGTAATATTGTACCCGTTAAGAATCAGTCACCTAAAAGACGTATTGACGGTACAGCGTCCATGTTAGACGCCTATGTAGGTTTATTTGATAACTATGAAAGTTTCCTAAGAGCAATGTAAGGAGGATAACCAATGGCATATCATTATAGAAATAAAAT